TGTGGCCGCGAGAGAAGGTCCGGGCCGCGAGTCCCCCGGGCGGGGGACGCAAGCCCACCCCGGCGGGTCCTAGACTCGGACTCCCCGCTTGCGGCCGGGGGAGAGGCCGAGTGGGGCGCCGTGGGCGGGTGGCGCCCACTCGGCTAACCAAGCGGGCTCGGAGCCGTCTTACTCCCTGCCGGGCTTGGTGTTAGGGCAGGCCCGCAACCTTGGAGTAAGACGTTACGGTTGGCTTGGCCTCCGTGCCGGACGTGCCTAACACACGCTCCGGCCGGAGGCTAGGCCGGTTAGGAGCAAGACCATGAAAGCGGCTCTCATAGCGGCGGTGGTTGCCGTCATTGTGTCCGCCTCGGCCGCCACGGCGGCAAGCACCGGCCTCATCACCGGGGCTCAAATCAAGAACGGCTCGGTAGGTCTCGCGGACTTGAGCGGCAAGGCCAAGCGGACGCTCAAGGGTCAACGTGGCCCACGAGGTGACCAAGGACCGGACGGCCTCCCGGGTGTTGCCGGTGGCTTTGACCCGGCCAAGTTGACGGTGGTGGACGGCGGCTCTTACAACGTCCCGCCCGGTCAAAATGTGACGGCCGATGTCTACTGCCCGGCAAGCAACCCAACGCCGATCTACGCCGGGACGGGCTCATACACCGGGCAGATTTCCTCGCTCATCGTATGGCCGCACCTCGGCAAGGCAACAATCCGGGTGTCCAATTACGCCTTTGATTGGACAATCACGTTTAACCCTTACGTGGTTTGCTCGGCTCGCTAGTCCGCACTTGACGCACCGGCATGACGGCCGCCCTCTTGGGCGGCCGTTGCCGTTCCGGGGTGCTCGTGCACTTTCCTGCCGGGGTGGAGTATCTTGGAGGACGTGCAAGAGCGGTGTAGTGCCACCAACCTTGAGGGCAACCCGTGTGGCGGGTGGGTGCTCTCGGACGGCAAGTGCTACGCCCACGGCGGCAGGAGTAGCAACGGCAAGACCACCAAGCCCAAGCTCCGGCTCACCCGGGAGCTCGCGGCCAAGATCGCGGCCGGTGAGGAGACGGCCGTTGACTCCATCCTCATGGCGGCGGCCGAGGATTGGCGGGCGGCGGCATGGTTCCTTGAGCGAGCCCATCCCGAGCGATGGGGCAGGCCGTCCACCACGTTGAGGAGTCCACCGAGCAAGCCACCCGAGGAGGCCGAGGTGCCACCGGCCGTTGAGCCACCACCGAGCGGAGACCCATTCGCCGAGGTGGATGAGCTTGCCGCCCGCCGCACCGGGTGACCTCCCCGCCTTTGAGCGGTTTTGTGCCGCCCTCACCCTTGAGCAGGGGACGCCGCTCCTCCTAGAGGACTTCCAACGCGGCATCCTCGCGGACTACTTCTCCGGCTCTCGGGAGGTGCTCATCCTCCTCCCGAAAAAGAACGGCAAGACCACCCTCCTCTCGGCGCTCGGGCTCTTTCACCTCACCACCACTCCCGATGCCGAGTGTGTGGTGGGCGCCGCCTCCCGCGACCACGCCACCATCCTCTATGACCAAGCGGCCGGGTTTGTCCGCCGCTCGGAGGGCTTGCAAGTCCGGCTCTTGGTCCGCCGGGGCTACCGCGAGATTCGCTCCCGGCGAGACGCCGGGCGGATGAGGGTTTTGGCGGCGGACGTGGACACGGCGGATGGCGTCATTCCCACCCTCGCTCTCATGGATGAACTCCACCGGCAGGGCTCGGCCGGGCTCTATGGCGTCTTTCGGGATGGGCTCGGGCCGAGGCGTGGGCAAATGGTCACCATCTCCGTGGCCGGAGACCACGAGGGCTCCCCGCTCGGGATGATGAGGACGGCCGCCCGCAAGCTCCCCGGGCTCGTGCGCGAGGGGCGCCACCTCTATGCCCGCTCCGAGGACGGCGGCTTTGTCATGCATGAGTGGGCCTTGGAGGAGGAGGACGACACCTCCGATATGGAGGTGGTCAAGCTCGTGAATCCGGCCTCATGGCAAACGCTTGACCTCCTCCGGGAGCGGCATGAGTCCCCGTCCATGCTCCCGTGGCAATGGGCTAGGTTTGCTTGCGGCATTTGGGTGGGTGCGGAGGAGTGGTGGGTGTCCGGCGAGGAGTGGGATGCCTGCTCGGAGGCCGAGCACGAGCTCCGGCCCGGCGATGAGATAACGCTCGGCTTTGACGGCGCCCGGCTCGGGGACGCCACCGCCTTGGTGGCCTGCCGGATGGAGGACGGGCTCCTAGTCCCGCTCGGGGTGTGGGAGCCGCCGCCCAACGCCCGGGATTGGGAGACGCCGGTGGGCTCGGTGGACGCGGCCATCCATGACGCAATGGAGCGGTACGCGGTCCGGCGTAGCTACTTTGACCCGCCGCTTTGGCAGTCCGAGATAGATGAGTGGGCTCGGGAGTACGGGGATACGGTGCTCCGCTACAACACCAACCGGACTCGGATGATGGCGGCCACCGAGCGATTCCGCACCGATGTGCTCGCCGGGCGGGTCAAGCACTCCGGGGACGCCACGCTCACCCGGCACGTGCTCAATTGCCAAGTGCGGGAGGCCCGAGGCGGGTATTGGCTCCGCAAGAACTACGCCGGGAGCCCGGACCGGATAGACGCGGCCGTGGCCGCCGTCCTCGCCTACGAGGCCCGGGCGGATTACCTTGCCGGTGGCGAGGAGCCCGAGGAGGTGGGGGAGCTTTTCACCTTTTGAGGTGGCACCGGGGAGCCCGGAGATTTCGGGGAGTCACCGCTTGACTCGTGCGGCCCGCTCTCGGCTCTCCGGCTTGCCTCACACCTAAGCGGGTGCCGTTGCTTGCTCTCCCCGGCGCCGTGCTAGCGGGCGGAGTCTAGCCGGGGTGGACGTGCACTTTCCTGCCGCCTATGCTCTCGGTGATGTGAAAGCCGCCCGCCGCCGCAAGCTCCCGGATTCCGCCTTTGCCTATCCCCGGACTCGGAGCTACCCGATAGACACCGTTGCCCGAGCCCGCAACGCCTTGGCCCGGGCGGCGCAATCCAAGACCAAGGGCTCCTATGCCCACGTGGCCCGGGCGGTGCGGCGCAAGTGGGGCAACCGGGTGAGCACGGTGGGCCGCAAGCGGGGCAAGGTCTCCGGGCCGGGCTATCGGCGCAAGCGGCGCCGGAGTCCGAGCACGAGGCGGACCCGGAGCCGGAGCCGGAGCCGGAGATGAGCAAGAGCGGCCCGGCGTTCTACCGCGACCTTTGGGGACCGGGCTATGACCCGGAGCACCGCTACCCGATGAGCGGGGATGATTGCTTGGCCGTCAAGCGGGTGCTCTCGCGGGCCGGATTCCTGCCGTGGACGGACTTCACCAACGTCTATGGCAAGGACACCGAGGCGGCTTGCAAGTCTTTCCAATTCTCGGTGGGCATCACCGGCGGGGACGGCGGGGAGCCTCGCGGCCACTACGGCAAGAGCACCCACGAGGCACTCCGTGAGGCAGGCCGGGCCGGGCACACCGGAGAGCCCGCGTGGGATGCCTACTCCACGGACCTCTACGACCGGGCGATGGTGGATGAGACTCCGCCCTCTTTCAAGTTCAAGCGGGACCTTTGGGGACCGAGCTATGACCCACACAACCGCTACCCGATGTCCGGGGACGATGCCCTAGCGGTCAAGCGGGTGCTCTCGCGGGCGGGCTTCATCCCGTGGCAGGACTTCACCAACGTCTACGGGGAGCAAGCCGAGGACGGGTGCCGCGAGTTTCAAAAGAGCGTGGGCATCTCGGGCTCGGGCGGCTCTCCTCCGAAAGGCCATTACGGGGAGTCCACGCACAAGGCGCTCCTCAAGGCGGTGGCGCCGGGCAAGCATGAGTGGGCTTGGGACGCCCGCTCCATTGAGCTTTACAAGGGCGCCGAGGTGGACGGCGGCGGCGGCGGACGGCAAGGTGCCTTGGACCACTTGGCCGCTCGGGTGGGCTACACCGAGCAACCGGCGGGCTCCAATTGCGACTCGCGGCCGGACGGCATCCGCACGGCTCAAGACCACACGGCCGGAGGTGGCACGTGGCTCCGCTACCAACCGTGGTGTGGGTGTTGGTGCTACTACGGCCTTGAGGCGGCCGGGGTGGCCAAGATTGACTCCCACCTAGCCTCCGTGGCGTCCATTGAGGACTACGCCCGGCAGGGCTCCAAGTGCTACCGGGGATGGACCACCGATCGGTCCAAGGTCAAGAAGGGAGACCTCGTGGTGGTGGGCGGGTATGGCGTCCACGTGGAGATGGTGCGGGGCTTTGACGGCTCCAACACCTTGACCTACGGCGGCAACACCTCTCCCGGCTCCTCGGGCTCGCAATCCAACGGCGGCGGTGCCTACGCCCGCTCTCGCTCCTCCTCCGAGGTGCGGGGCTATGCCCTCGTGAGGTTCCCCGGTGAGTGACCATCCGCTCCTCGCCAAGTGGCTCCGGCGGATCATCCGCCGCCACGAGCGGCTCCCCGGGTGGGAGCACGAGCCCGGGAGCGATGAGCGGATGAGTCTCTATGCCTTGCTCCGGGCTCGGGGAGAGCGGGAGGAGGAGGAGGCGGAGCGGTGAGTCTCATGGCGGCACCCGAGGAGCAACTCACGGCCGAGGAGCTACTCCTCCGAGGGCTAGAGGAGCAACGTGACCGGCTCTTGCGAAAACTCGCGGTGCAGCGGCGCCACGCCCTTGTCCTTTGGGATTGGTACCACGGCCACCAACCCTATCCCGATGTCCCCCGGAAATACTCCAAGGATTACGAACTCCTCCTAGAGCTTGCCCGCACTCCGTGGGCTCGGCTCGTGGTGGACACGATTGCCGAGCGGCTGCACGTGCAGGGCTTCAATGCCGAGGCGGGGGTGGCCACGGCGGACTCGGCATGGGAGGCTTTCAACGCCTCCACGCTCAATGCCGATGAGTGGTTGGTTTACACCGAGGCACTCATCACCGGCGTGGGCTATGTCTCGGTGAGCACCGATGGCGTGGCGGCCGTGGAGTCCACCTTTGAGGTGACCCACGAGCCCGAGCCCGGCAACCGGCGGAGCGTGGCCGCCGCCCTCAAGCTCTACCCCGAGGATTGGGCCGGGGTGACGTGGACGGTGGAGCTTTACCGGCCGGAGGGCACGTTTCGGTGGAGCACCGTGCTCCCCGAGCCGCACCGCAACGGGACCAACCGTTTCCCCGTTGACCTTGCCACCGAGGAGTGGGAGAGCATTGAGTGGGTGGAGGCCGAGGAGTGGTCCGAGCCCAACCCGCTTGGGGCGGTGCCGGTGGTGCCGTTTGAGAATCGGGCCACCGTGCTCGGCGGTGGCGTCTCCGAGCTAGAGGATTGCATCCCCATCCTCCGCCGCATTGACAAGCTCACTCTGGACAAAATGCTCACCTCGGACGTGGCCGCGTTCAAGCAGAAGTGGGCCACGGGGCTCAACGTGCCCAAGGACCCGGAGACCGGCAAGCCGGTGGAGCCCTACCAATCGGCTGTTGACCGGCTATGGGTCAACACAAATCCGGATGGCAAATTCGGCACCTTTGAGGCGTCCGATCTTCGGCAATACATAGAGGCCATTGACGCCGAGATTGCCGCCCTTGCGGCCATCTCCCGAGTCCCGAGCCATTACCTCCTGCAACAGAACCTTGCCAACCCGCCCTCGGCCGAGAGCCTCGTGGCCTCGGAGTCCGGGCTTGTGGCCAAGGTGGAGCAACGGCAACGCCGTTTCGGGGAATCGTGGGAGCAAGTCATTGACTTGTGCCTCCGGCTCGGTGCGGACTCGGAGCCGGGAGAGCTTGAGGTGGTGTGGGCGGATGCCGAGATGAGGAATCCGGCGCAAGTGGCGGATGCCGCCGTCAAGTTGCAAACCATCGGGGTGCCGCAACGGGCCTTGTGGGAATACATCGGAGCGAGCCCGCAACAGCTAGCCGCGTGGACGATTGAGGCGGCGGCGGAGGAGCTTGCCCGAGCGGCGGCGGCACCACCGGCGCC